CCCTGTGAGGGCCGCTATAGCCCTTCTCACGGCGTTTAAGCCATAGGTAGGGCTAGGTGTAGGGGTAAGGCTAAAAGCCCTTAGAACGCGATTCTGGGCCTCCCAGGCTTGTCAAGTTTGGTGGTTTAACTACTTATACCAAACCGACTTTTCTTGGTTCAAATAGTTATACCAGAGCGACTTTTCTCATGCTTTCGCGGTATAACTATCTATACCAGCCCACACACGGTTCAATTATTCATACCACCCGTAGCCCTGTCGGTATAACTATCTATACCGCCCTCGGTTCAACTATCTATACCACCAGCCCAAGGCGGTATAACTATTCATGCCCGCTGATAGCCTACTGGTATAACTATATATACCAACCACGGTATAACTATCTATACCCGCTAAACCTGTCGGTATAACTATTCATACCGCCTTGGCATGTAGCCAAAAGCGTCATGTAGCCAAAAGCTACACACCAAATATCAGGAATATCAGTCCAATATCAGCGGGAAGATACGAAAGGTGGCCGCCGGAAGCCTTTAGGGGCGCAGGTTTGGCGGGTCACTATAAGAGTCCTAAATATCAGCAAATCACCCAAAAAGTATATATACAACGAATAATTATCTATTGTAATATGTAAGTCTACAGTGATATACCCGTTTCAGAGCAGTCGCAGGAGGAAGGTTATTTTGAAAAAGAAAATTGTAAATAGCATATATAGTCTCTACGCGCGCGTATGAAACGAACCCGCTCCCAAATAAGATATGCCAACTCAAAGCTGGGGAAATACACCACTGCTAGACGGGAAGCAATCCTGCGAGGAGAGACTTGGGAGTTTACTTTTGAGGAGTGGGAGCCAATGTGGTTTCGCAAATGGAAAGGGAGAGCTACTGACGGGAACAGAATGGAAAGAACAGACAAGAACGGCCCATGGTCAAAAGAAAACTGTAGAATAAGACACGCCAAACAACGGAGAACAACATGACAGAAACAGCACTGCAAATAGACTACATCGACCCGATAACTCTCAAGCCTCATCCTGATAACGCAAAAGTGCATACAGACAAGCAAATAGACCGCGTTGCCAAATCTATGGATAACACTGGCGGGTCGGTACAGCCGATCTTGATAGATGAAAACAACACCATACTTGCTGGCCATGGCCGTTGGATGGCGCACAAAAAGCGCGGCGATATATCCTGCCCTACCATAATGAAGCGCGGGCTTAGTGACGCTCAGAAGAAAAAGTTCTTGCTGGCTGATAACCAAACCAACGCGATGACAGGCAACGACTTTGAAGCGGTGTCTGCACTGCTAATCGGGCTAGATAGCGAGGGTGTTGAAATAGCGGATATTGGCTTTAGTGAGAAAGAGCTGGATGCTTTCTTAAATTACTCAGAAGAAGAAGCTGACGCGAAGCGGGACAAGCTGGAGGAATCTAGCGAGTCATCTTCCGGTGTCCGTGAGCTAAAGGAGAGGCTAGAGCTGCATCTTAACCAGCACGTAGGCCCGTATGATCTTCCGCCATTGATAGCTCGGAGAATACCGCATATACCGGACGATTTTGTAGTCTGGATGAATCGACACCGCACTAGCCCACTGGCCCAAGGCCAGATGTACTATCACTTGTTTGGGCGGGAATCGACCAAGGGGCTTGACCCTGCCGATGCGCTAATATCGTTCTACATTGATGACGTTAGATTTGAGCGCGTATGGACTAAACTACGCGAAAATACACAGCGTTTTATGAATGCCGAAGTAAATATGCTGGTCATGCCCGACTTTACACGGTCTACAGGCTGGCCTATGCCAAAAAACCTGTGGAACGTGTACCGGAGTTTCTATTGCGCCCTGTATTGGCAATTGGCCGGATTGGAGGTTATCCCGAATCTTATTGATTGGGATTTGGATAGTGTGGAGGCTTGCTGTAAGCCTATCCCAGAGCGATGCCCCACGGTATCTGTTCAATTGCAAACAATAGGTGGAAGAACCATGAAAAGTGGAGATGGTTCCAAGGGTGCTGACCCCGATCTTTTTCGAGCCTGTATTGGAGCAAGTTTAGATATAATTAAGCCTGAGACTTTGTTAGTCTATGGCGGAGAGCGCGGATTGACTTTAGGCAAGGAAATCTGTAAAAGACATAATGTGCGGTTTGTTGGTGTAGCCAATCGGGCTACCGCTGCAACTGACTTAGGCTCTGACCAAGGGTTCTAAACTAAATTTTATAAGGGGAAGTTTAACATGGCTAAAGCAAGCGGAAGTTCAGGTGTTGACGGCATGAGCCAAGATACAATGTTGGATACTGCGGGTGGGCAATTTGTTGCTGACCTTATTTCTGATTTCGAGAGTGATACAGGCAACGTACTGAGTCTGGCAAACGTGCAAGCTGTAAATAGTGCGATAGCAAATGCTGCTACTGACTTAGGATCGGGTAGTCTAACTACGGCCAACCTTCGTAGCCTTATTTCGCAGGGGTTTGCAGGTACTTTGGCCCCCGGCGCAGGTTAAGCTGAGTGGGTGACAGTGTTACAAAACTCGGTCGCCCTAAAGCTGGTGACTATTCTGACCCTGCATCGGGTGAAATAAACGATGCAGGGTTAACTATTTTAAGGCGTTCGGCTGGTATGGGGCTTACTCAAAAAGAGATGGCCGCATTGATTGGCATGTCAGAACGAACCTTATATGACAGGCGCAAAGAGTTTCCCGCTATTCAAGAGGTCATTGAGCTAGGGGAGGCGGAAGCCGGAGTCAGGGTCGCTAATGCCTTATTGCGAAGGGCGGAAGGTGGCGACATGGCCGCTATACGCTGGTACGAAATGACGCGCAAAGGTAGGCACGAAAAAGTAGATACGACTGTGGAAACCCGCAGTTATGTCATAGAAGTTCCAGCGCAACAATCGGAGGAAGCATGGGAAAAGATAAACTCACCTGTAAGCCTTATATCCGATGACAGCACAGATTCTCCCCTTTGATTCGGAAGAACCTTCTGTAACATTCGCAGCACAGGCGGGGCCACAGACGGCTTTGCTATCCTGTCCGATACAAGAAATCTTTTTTGGTGGCGCACGTGGCGGAGGCAAAACATTTGTTCTCGCGCTTGATTGGGTTATGCACAGCGCAAAATACGGCAGTAATGCGGCGGGTGTTGTATTCCGGCAGTCCTACAAAGAACTTGAAGAAGTAGTCAAATGTTTTAAGTCGGTCACGTGGGACATTGGCGGCAGGGTCGTTGGCCAAGAATTGCGTATGCCAAATGGTGCTATCTTAAAATTCCGCCACTTGAAGCGGGAAGATGACGCAGACGATTATCAGGGGCATCAGTATACGTGGGTAGCTTTTGACGAGGTTACGAACTGGGCAACCCCCTCGGCTATCAATAAGCTGCGAGCCTGTCTACGTAGTGCCGTTGTTCCCCCTGAAGGATTGCGTTTTCTTTTGACCGGAAACCCCGGCGGTAAAGGCCACAACTGGGTCAAGGCAAGGTACGTTGACGCTGGCCGACCCTACGAAATCATAAAGGAATATGACTCAGATTTTGACGGATATAAGAAGCGGGTATTTATCCCCTCACTATTGGCGGATAACCCTGCACTAGCTAACAATGACCCTATGTACTTATCTCGCTTAAAGGATTCCGGCCCCGCTTGGTTAGTGAAGGCTTGGATAGAGGGCGATTGGTCAATCATTGCAGGAGGTATGTTCGATGATGTTATTGATACTAAAACGCCACACCAAGTTGGGCAGAAAGTTTGGGGCTATGGAAGCAAATGCCCGCCTTTTCGTATCCCAGAGTCGTGGCGCGTTGATAGAGCATTTGATTGGGGCAGTTCTGCACCGTTCTCAGTCGCTTGGTATGCTGAATCTGACGGTACTGAAGCATTCTCTGCTGACGGATGCCCGATAATTGTTCCACGTGGAACAGTGTTTCGCATTGCGGAATGGTACGGTTGGAATGGCCAGCCCAATACAGGGCTTAAGATGTTGTCTGAAGATGTTGCCGTTGGCATTAAAGAACGGGAAGTTTTCATTAGCAGGAATATGCTTAGTGGCCAGCAAATAAAAGCAGGGCCAGCGGATACCAGTATCTATACCGCTGAAGACGGCGTGAGTATAGGTGATAACATGGCGCGAAGGGGCGTGAAGTGGACTAGGGCCGATAAGAGGGCGGGTTCTAGGAAGAATGGTTGGGAGACTTGCCGTAGAATGTTGAAGGCGGCAGCCAAGGGTAACATTGAACACCCAGCCTTTATCTGCTTTGATACATGCTTACAGTGGTGGCGAACAGTACCCGTTGCCCCACGATGCAGTAGAGATATGGATGATTTGGATACAGCGACAGAAGACCATATAGCCGATGAGTGGAGATATAGGTTACAGAATTGCATCCGAGAGGTTAAAGTACGCAGACTGAAGGGACTATAAGACTATGACGGGCGTTACGACAGAACACGAAGAATACAGGGAATATGCCGCTGTTTGGGAAGAAATGCGCGACCATTTGAAGGGTTCTCGCGCTATAAAGCACGAAGGCACAAAATACCTCCCCATGCTAGGTGATGAGCGCGACCAAGAAGACCGTAAACTTTACGTTGGCTATTTGGAACGGGCTTTGTACTTTGAGGCGACCAAAAGAACGCGAGAGGCAATGGTAGGCGCGATGTTTATGAAGCCGCCGAGCTTCACGAACCTAGATGACAAGTACCGCGCTGATTTCAAGCAAGTTACGATGGACGGGTATTCTATGGATACCTTCATGCGTAATGTCGTGCATGAGCTGGTGTCGGTGTCTCGAACAGGTGTTCTTGTAGAACGCGCCAGAGAAGAAAACGGCGGGCATTTGTACTTTGTACAGTACAAGGCAGAGGACATTATCAACTGGCGATTCGAGCGTTTAGAGGATGATATTGTCCTTACCCTAGTGGTTCTTGAGGAGAAGTATTTCAAGCAGGACGGGCGATTCGAGACAGATGACAAAATTAGATTCAGGGTATTGGAGTTGATAGATGGTATTTATGTTCAGTCGGTATTTGAATCTGCCATTGGCGATAGGGACGAAGTGTACTATGCTGAGACAGATGAGATTATTCCCGTTAATGTTGGGGAGCCACTTGATTACATACCGTTTGTTTTCTTCACGCCTTTGGGCAATGTACCTGACGTATGTGAACCCGTCCTTGGAAGCATTAGTGCTATTAATCTCAGCCATTATCGCACTTCCGCTGATCTTGAGCATGGCCGCCATTACACTGGGTTGCCTACTGCTTGGGTTGCTGGGTTTGATACTGACCAACACTTACAACTTGGCTCTCAGGTTGCGTGGGTTAGCGAACAGGCGAATGCTAGAGCGGGATTCCTAGAGTTTACAGGTCAAGGCTTGGGTACACTGCAAATAGCATTGGCAGAGAAGCAGGAGCAAATGGCCACCATGGGCGCGAGAATGTTGCGCCCACCGAGGTCAGGAGTTGAGGCCGCAGAGACAGCGCGGATATATCAGTCTGCTGAGTCGGGAACTTTGGGCAATCTTTCTTTGGCTGCGTCTGAGTCGTTTAGCACGTTAATCCATTACTGGTTAACGTGGCAGGGTGTCGTTGAGCATGACGTAACAATAGAGATGAACACTGATTTCATTGATTCCCGAATAGACCCAAGCTCCATCACTGCTATGCTCCAGCTCTGGATGGCTGGCGGCATTTCATACGATACTTTGTTCTACAACTTGCAGAACGGGGAAATTGTGCCGGATGGGGTAACTTCCGAGGAAGAACAGGATAAGATTGCCATGGAAGCCCCAGCACCGGAGCCGGAGCCGGAGCCTATGGAGCCGGAGCCTATGGAGCCGGACGCTGATGAACCTGAATGATGTTTTGGCGCGGGAAATTGTACGCAATACGGTAAACCTGACTAGGTTCGAGGCTGGGTTGCGTAAGACTGCCCTTGCAGAATTAATCCGGCTGGACAATATTCTAGTCGGTATTCTCGCGCAATCTGGCCCGAATATTAAAGTCTCCAAGATGCTCGCCACAGCCAAACAAGAGATAAACAAGCATATTGATAGCGCAAAGAAGACTGCATTGCGTGATTCCGAGAGACTTACGCGGGCAACGGCGGCAGCAACGGCTAAATCAGTTAATCTAGTTACAGGGTCAAACCTTGCGACCTCACTTGTATCTGATTCTTTCGTCAAGGCCAGCTTGAAAAAGGCTGTAGTTATGGGCGCACCCGCCGCAGAGATGTGGGGTCGCCAGAAAGTATCTTACTACAACAGGTTTGCTGACATTGCTCGTGCTGGCTTTATAACGGGAAAATCAACAGGTTCTATAATCACAGACTGGAATCAGAACTCTGACCAGCTACGGCGGAATGTTGAGTCTCAGGTAAGAACATCGGTTCACTCTATGGCTAACGCCGCTCAGATGCAGTTTTACGAGAATAACGGGGATTTTATTGATGGTGTTCAGGTTCAGGTGACGCTAGACCTTAGAACATCCCCTATATGCCGCGCTAGGTCAGGCATGGCGTGGAGCTTAGATGGGAAGCCTATTAATGCTAGCGCATCCGGCCAGCCTTACCCCGGCAATCCGCCTTATCACTACAATTGCAGGTCTATTATGATCGGTGTGCTAAAGGATTTTAGCGACCTAACCCCCAGTGACCAGAGAAAGATTCCTGTAGGCACTCAGGCCAGTATGAATGGCCAAGTACCCGCTAATTTAACCTACGATGATTGGTTTAAGACCCTACCTGAGTCAGATCAGGTAGAGGTTTTGGGACAGAGTAAGTTTAAGATATGGAAAGATGGGCGGCTTTCTCACAGGAATATGATTAATCAGGACGGGAATACTTTAACCATAGAACAGCTAGAAAGCAGGTAGTCTAAACCCACAGTAGGGACTGTGGTGGGGTAGGACGGGCCAACCTGCCTCGGCTCGGCACAAGATAGGGGGTACAGAGTGAAACCAGCGAAAGGAAAGGCTAAAGTTAAGGTAACGGCCAGCGGCAAAAAAGTTAGTTACGGTCAGGCTGGCAAGGCAAAAGACGGCAAGGCCCGTGTTCAGGCTGGCACTCCCAAAGGTGACGCTTATTGCGCCAGAAGTTTGGGGATAAAGAAGGGATTGTCTAAATCGAAGCAGAATGACCCAAACACCCCGAACAATTTGTCGCGCAAGCGGTGGAAGTGTTCCGGCTCTAAGTCTAGGAGGTAGTGATGAGCATTGCAGCGATTACCAGCATGTTAGTAGGGCCAGTGGCCGATTTGATAAGCAAATTTATACCCGACAAAGATCAGGCGGCTAAATTAGCCCACGACATAGCTATCATGGCTGCTACTCAGGCGCACCAGCAAGCCATGGGGCAAGTAGAGGTCAACAAGGTCGAGGCGGCCCACAGATCGGTTTGGGTGGCGGGTTGGCGGCCAGCAATCGGTTGGACATGCGCCTTGGGCTTGTTTTGGAACGTAATAGGACACCCCGTATTAGATATATGGTACGAGATGCCTAAGATAGACCCTGCCTTGCTCTATCCGGTAATGCTCGGTATCCTTGGCATTGGCGGTGCTAACGTAGTGGCCCGTACTTACGAGAAGGTTAAGGGCGTTAGTGTATAGTCATGGAGAAGCAAGAATGGAACAACGAAGACGAAGTACGGATGTTGGGTGGCAGAAGTTTTTAACCGTTGAAATCCTTATGGGAATTTTTGCAATGGTTTTTGTGGCGGGAGGAATCTGGGTCACGCTAAGTGCTGATATTTCTTATGCTCAGTCGTCTACTGCCGAGAACACAGTTAAGCTACAGAATCTTGCCCGTCAAGTCGCTAGCCTTGACGTTGACTTGCGTATAATTTCGGCAAACGCAGAACACAACGCAGATACAGCCGATGAGATTAAAGCTGATCTTAAAGAACAACGGGCAGATATTAAAGAGATACTGCGTATTCTCGGCCCAAAGCAATAATACTGGAGAGGCATCATGGCAACATTCACAAAATTTCAACAGTTTGCTTTAGATACGGCTCAGAAGAAGCATGACCTTGGTGCTTCGGGTGATACGTTAAAAGTGGCTTTGTACAACACAGCACCACTGGCTACCCATGCAAACTTGGCGGCGATTGGGACTCAGGCAACCTACACCAACGTAACCGAGAACAGGCAGCTAAATATTTCTGCCAGCGCACAGACGGGTGGATTGGCTACAATTGTTATTGATGCTTCTACCATTACCGCTGGGGGTGGGACAGTTGGGCCTTTTCGGTATGTTGTGGTTTACAACGATACTGCCACCGCAGATAACCTAGTAGGGTTTATTGATTACGGCGCGTCAATTACATTGGCAGACGGGGAATCTATTGACCTTACGTTTAACGCATCGTCAATAACCTTTCAATAGGAGATTAACGTGCATTCTAAAAGTTGTGGGAGTGGTGCAATGAAGTCAGCAAGATCAGCAAAGGCCAAGAAAACCAATGTTACTCACCGTATGTCTGATGGCAGCCTGATGTCGGGTAAAAAGCACAAGGGCAAGAAAATAAAAAGTAAGAAATATTGATAACCGCCGACACATCAACCCTAGATGCAATGTCACAAGTTGTAGCCGCTGGCGTATCCGTCAATATTTTTTCTGAAGGCTGCGCTATGCACAATACTACAATTGCGTTTATTGAAAACAATCCAGCATCAGCGGTAAATGTTACGGGGTTAATTTCAGAAGTAAACAGACTGAAGCCTGAAGACGTAATGTTTGGAATGGCTTTTGCAGCCCTTTTGTCTTTTACACGCGAACTGTATTCTCCCGAACTAATTCCTCAGTATCTTTTGCTTGGGGCGCAAAGTGTGGCTGGCGCAAACCTTATCCGTTACGTTAAGGGGGATGATGTAGCAGATGAATTGCTTCCGTATCTGCCCGACACTGTACTAGATGTGTGGAAGCACAGTTTTTCAGCGGCGGATGACTACTTGTTTGGGGGTGCGTAATGACTTCGCGCAACACCAGTGCTAAGTTTTTTACCACTACCGCTTTGTTGGTTGACGAGGGCGATCGTCCTGATACGGGTAGTGCAAATTCCATAGTTAGCGACAACACCTTCTGGACTAACTCCGAAAATCTATTAAAGCAGGAAAAAACAGACAAATACCTGTACACCGACATAACAGTAAAACACCCTAGCCCGACAGATATACCAGTCAAGTTAGCTTTCTCTTTAGATGGATACAAGGCAACGGTGAGCGGCCCCCCTGTACCAGTTGTTGCAGTTGGCGTTTATTCAGGTGGTGTGCAAGGTACGCTTCCTGTTCTTAAAGAAATAACGGAGACAAGTTCTAACGGGTCTTTCTTTAATATATTTGACGGCTCAGAATCCGCTCTCCAAAAAACGTATGGCTTTAGCTCACTCAATATGGGGGATATTAACGCCAGCGGTTTTGGAGTTACGCTACAGCTAAAAAACAATCAAGCCGCAGGTGCAGTCCCAATATCCAGCGTAGATATTTTTGTGGACTGTATAAGACTACAGGTTAAGTATCAGCTAAACATTGGCTGTGACACTATGGCCGTTACTAGCGGGCTTGGTGCTGTATCAATAAATAGGGTTTTCCCTCTGTCTGTTTCTGCTATGCCTGTTGTGGCTGTATCACTAGGCTCAGTTGGCATTGCAGTAACAAGAAAGGCGGGTTTTGGCTCAATGTCTTTGTCAGTGGTGTTTAACCCTGCGGAGATAGACCGAACTGTGGGTCTGGCGTTTACTAGGATGCAGTTGTCTTCGACTTTTAACGATGCGGAGATAGATAAGACTACAATTCTTAATTCACAGACGCTTAGTGTCGGGATTACTGCTAATTCAGTGACCGCTACGGCTAGGTTGAAAACTGTTACAACGCCGGATAGCCGGACTTCAAATGTCCCAGAACAAGGTAGGGCTTACAATATACCCAAGCGTAGGCTTTTCAATGTCCCGTAATACTGATATGGTTCCGCTATGAGTAACCCTATATTCACAGACACTAAAGCAGTGAATGACCACCTAGACTGGTCATTTAACTATGCTGATTCTGACGGCTCCACCAACACAGGTTCCGCTACAGATGACGGGTTTTTGCAAGGCGATACAATATCGACCTCTACTTGGTTGTTTGAAGGGCCGGATACGGCTTTAGTTTTGGGAACAACTGGAAACACAACCTTGGCGGCAAGTGTTATAGTCTCTGGCGGGACTGAGGGCTATGCTTACAGGGTAAAGAACTTGGTTGTCACCGCTGGTGGTGACAGGAAGGAACGCACTCTCCATCTGGAGATTGTGAACAACTAACATGAGTGGGGCGAGAGGCCCAACACGTATCGGGAGGATACAATCATGGCTTTAAAATTAGAAACTGAAACACTTGACGATGTTGACGAACAATTCCGTGGACTTTATACGCAGAGCGCAGAGGGAGAGCCTTTCGTTTTGGCAGTAGAAGGATTGCCCGATGTTAAAGGGCTAAAACAGGGACTTGACCGTGAACGCAGGACAGTGCGCGAGCAAAAAGAAGAACTTAGCAAGTTTAAGGGCTTCGATCTTGACGAGTATAAGGACTTGCAAGAAAGGGCAGTTGCCCTTCAAGAGCATGACCCCGAGAAAGTTAAAGGCATGATTGACAAGCGAGTAGCAGACAATAATAAGGCTTGGGAACTGAAGTACGGCGAGTTAGACCGCCAACTTCAAGGAACTCGCGGGAAATTATCTACTGTTATGGTTTCTGATGAGTTGAGGCGAGTAGGCGCAGATTTGGGCGTACTTGACGGGGAAGCGATGAACGATTTCGTGACTCGTGGTAGCGGCTTATTCAAAGTTAGCGATGAAGGTTCAGTCGTTGCGATGAAGGGTGACGAAATCGTTTATGGGGAGTCAGGCGTAGAACCCTTGACAATGCGGGAGTTTGGTAAGACACTCTCAACCACGGCTACACATTTATTCAAATCCAGTGGAGGAGGGGGAGCCGACAACACTGGTAACGGGAAAGCGAGAGGCACTTCTGTTCGTAGCAAAGCTGACTTGATTACCAATCAGGACAAGGCTAGTTTTATAGGTAAAAACGGTAGAACGGCATATCTTGAATTGCCCGCCACCAGTAACTAAATGCGAACATAGGAGGGGTTTTCCCCATGGCAGATGACACAACTAAAGGTGATGTAGGCGATTTCGTTGTATATCACGAAGAATTTTTCGGCGGGTTTTCTGAGGCACTTGAGCAGAACTCAAATATTTTCAATGAGGCTTCGCAAGGCGCGATTCAGCTTCGACCTAACCGTTTGATCGGTCACTTTGAGAAAGAATCTTTCTTTAAGAGCGTAACAAACTTGATTGCCCCGCGTGATGTGGCACTCAACGATGTAACGGCTGACCTCAAATTAGAGCAAGGCGAAATTATAGGCGTTAAGCTGAACAGGCGCATTGGGCCAGTCACTAACACCATTGATTCTTTCCGTAAGATCGGGGAATCTGCTGAGACAATGAGCTTTATGCTCGGTCAGCAAATTGGTAAAGCGGCAGCGGTTGATATGACCAACACTTCTATTGCTGCTCTAGTAGGCGGGATTAGTAACCTTGGCGCAACTGCTTTGCACGATGGCACTGCTGGTACTCCGACTCACTCTGGACTGGTAGACATTCTATCTAAGATGGGTGACGGTGAAGGCGGGATTATTGCTTGGGTCATGCACTCTAAGAGCTACTTTGACCTTGTTAAGCAATCCATTGCTGATAAAGTGTTCGAGGTTGCCGGAGTCACTATCTACACTGGAACGGTTGCTACGCTTAATCGCCCCGTTGTTGTTGTGGACAGTTCAGCCCTTACTGTTCCTGCTGCTGGTGAAGTACCTATTCAGTACAACATCCTCGGTCTGACCGAGGGTGCGTGTATTGTTGATGAGTCCGAGCGTCAGGAAGTTGTTTCTGACACAGTGACGGGTTACGAGAACTTGCTGCTCCGTATTCAGGGCGAGTATGCTTATAACCTCAAGCTGAAAGGCATTGCGTATGACACTGCTGCTGGCGGGTCTAACCCCAACGCAGCAGCGGTTGCTTTGGCAACTAACTGGGATAGCGTTCTTTCTGCCGCTAACGGCATCAAAGGCGGCCCCGGCGCAAGAGGCTTGTTCGACTAGGCAATTTTGTTTTTAAGGCTTAGTTTAGAACTGGAAAGGGGCCGTATGGCCCCTTTTTTATATCAGCGGAGGGTATATGGAATTAATAACAGACGCGGCATCCACGGGATATAACTGTTATCTTTCCTACAGTGATGCGGCAAAACGAATCGGAGATATGATTCGTGCGCCTAACTGGAAGGCAGCGAGCGAGACTCAGCACAAACGGGCTTTAATTACTTCCTCTAAACTGCTTGATCGCTACGTTAAGTGGTACGGAAATCCCACGGTACAAACTCAGACTATGGCTTGGCCTAGGCAGCATGTTCAGGTGAGGGATAGAGAGCTTGGTGCTTATTTGGACAAAGATACACTACCCGAATTTTTAAAGGAAATAACAATAGAGTACGCAGAGGCGTTACTCGGTGAGGATTTGATAGCTTCGCAAGAAACTGGATTATCTTCATTAAGTGTTGGAGGCATAGCACTAAACTTTAATCAGATAGATAGAAAAGATGTTATGCCTGACGGTGTAAAAATGCTTGCCGGAGATTACGGTATTGTCAGGACGGGTCAAAGCAGCGTTGTATCGGTGATGAGAAGATGAGTATCCGTGGGCTTATTCAAGATCAGGTTTCCGAAGGCTTTAAAAAGCTAGGCGACCTAGTGGTTACTGTATCTTACACGCCAGAGGGCGGCGGCTATAACCCAGCCACGGGTACTCTTTCAGTAGCGTCATCTAAGGATGCTAAAGCAGTTATTACCAGTTACAACATGCGACAGGTAAACAACACCACCATAGTATCTTCAGACAAACAGATTATCTTCCCGAAAAAAGATTTGTTGTTTGAAATGACTGTGGGAGGCACTTTGACAGACCCCAACGGTTCTATTTACCAGATTATGAACATCGTAGAAGACCCTGCTGGCGCAACATTGACTGTTCAGGGGCGAATATGAGTGGTTGGAGTAAGAATCCCGCAAAATTGGTGGAGAAGATAAAAAGAGATCACGTTAATCAGGTTTGCTTAACTGCGCTTAACATACACCAGAGAATTGTTCAAAAGACCCCTGTAGACACAGGCAGAGCGCGTAGTAACTGGATTCCTCGCGTTGGTTCTCCGGCTTCTCAAACCCGTAAAAAAAGCACACCGAGTTCACTTGCTAGCTTCGCAAGAAAAGAGTTTAATCGCAAAACAGTTCCTTTCGGGTCAAACTTGTATATAGCTAACAACTTGCCGTATATTGAAAGGCTAAATCAGGGGTACTCTAAACAAGCACCCATGCACTTTGTTGAAATGGCTATTCAGGAAGTTAAGAATGAGCTTTGAAGCACTTACGCGGGCAATAGAGACTAGATTTAATTCTAATTACACCTCTACCCCTGTAGCGTATGAAAATGTTCCTTTTACGCCACCAAAAGGACTGCCTTGGGTTAGGTTGACGATTATCAATGGAGAAAGCGTTACTCAGGGAATTACGGGCAGTACACCCCTTGTTAGGGACACAGGGCTTATATCCATCACTGTCTTTGTTCCAGAGAACACCGGAACTCAGGCATCAAAGGCTATAGTGGACACAGCGAAAACGGTTTACGAGCATACCCCGTTTAGTGGTATAGTTGCCCTAACCGCCTCTGTGGCTCCGGCTGGTAACTTCGATGGGTGGCATCAAACGAACATAACGATACCGTTTAGGAGAAATAGAAATGTCTGATTCAAATAGAGTAGCGATAAGGTTTTGCGAGGAAGACGGGGTGTATGGTACTACTCCAGCAAACGCAACCGATTGGAAAGACCTACGATATACCTCATCAAGTTTGGCTGCCGCCCCACAAACAGCAATCTCAAATGAGATTCGAGCTGACCGTCAAGTTGCTGATCTTGTGGGCGTTGGTCAATCTGTGACGGGTGACATAGGCTTTGAGCTTAGTGCGACCAGTTTCGATGAGCTTATAGAAGCCGCTTGTCAGGGAACATGGGTAGCAAACGCGCTGAAGTGCCAAGCTGTTGATCGGAGCTTCACTTTCGAGATGCGGCCCGAAGATTGGGCCACTTCTAAGTTTTTGCACTTTAAAGGTATGAAGGTTGGTGGTATGTCGATCACCGCTGCCTATGGCTCTATTATAACGGGTAGTTTTCAGTTAGCAGGGAAGTCGGCTAGTGTCGCTAATGCCACGTTAGTTGGTAGCACTGCTTCTGCCGCTGTGCCGACAACTGAGGTAATGAACGGGTCTTCCGGTGTAACAACGATCAGTATTGGCGGTGACGCTACTATTCCTGTTCGGACTATATCACTTAACCTTTCTAATACCATGAGAGCGCAGGAAGGAATCGGTCAGTCTGGCCCTACCGATCAGAACTCAGGTCGGTCTATGCTTACGGGTAGTGTTGAAGTTTATTTCGATAACATAACACTGTACGAAGCACTTCTGAACAGCACTTCTGTTGCAATATCACTGACTATAGCGCAAGGCGGAAAGGCTTTTGTCTTCACTCTGCCAAAAGTTAAATTTAACGATGGCGTTCCCGCAGTATCCGGTGTTGATACTGACCTTATGCTGCCGCTTAACTTTACTGCGCTTTATGATGCAACCTCAGCAACTCAAATGACTATAACCAGAATTCCATAAGGTTTAGTACGATAACTCAAGGGGCAAACGAGAGGTTTGCCCCGACAACCAACTATCACGAGAGGTGATAATATGAAAGTAGCATTGCAAAGCAGTCAGTCAGAAGTTGACGGTATTTGGGTAACTTACTCCGAAGGAGTGGAGTTTTTAATTGGTAGGGCGGGAAATGCAAACTTCCTACGAGCCTCGGACAGATTAGAAGCCCCTCACCGTAAGCAGATTCGTTTGGGTAAGCTCTCTACAATGAAGCAGATAGAAATACAGTGTCGGGCAATGGCCGAGGCTATTCTATTAGACTGGAAAGGTATTGATTCCTCTGATGGGCCGCTAGAATATAATGTTGAAAACGCCTACAGCGTCCTTCGCTACAATATAGATGTGCGGGATTTTGTTTTTGAATACGCCACAGAAAACGAAAATTTTCGTGAAGAAGAAATTGAGGCCACTGCAAAAAAGTCCAAGAAGTCATAAACTGGAAGTCAGGATACGACAACGTAACTGAGGAATGGCTTGAGGAACAGGTAACGGATGATTTTGTACCCGCAGCTTTGGCTAGGAAACCAGAGCTGACTCGTTACGAGGCTGGAATTTTAGGGAGCTATGTACAGCTCGCTAATATGGTAGCGGAGGGGTTTTCTGGTAAAGGCCCAATAACTCTACGTGAGATAGACGTTTATTTGCGGTACTATCCCGTTGACGATGTGTATTATTTCGTTGACCTGATGAGAGCAATAGACAATGGAATCCAGACTGGTAGTAAAGATAGACGGCAGCCAAGCGGAAGCGGAAGCCAGAAAGCTAACGGCGGCACTTGAAAAACTTGGTAGAGCGGGAGATGGGGTAGAAGCACCGCTGAAACGTGGTAGCACCGCCATGTCTAAGCTCAAAACCACCGCAGGGATGGCCCTGAAAGGCATCGGAGCCTTTGCTGGAGTTAGTGCTGTAATATTAGGAGTTACCCGCAAAATAGTTGGAATGTCTGACGGCATGGCGGCTTTGCGTGGTCAAATACTGCTAACAGGTACTAGCCAATCAGGGTTAAATTCTGTTTTCGACAAGGCCAAGCAAGTGTCGAATGACACGGGTGCTGCTATAGGAAGCACTATTAAGCTATATGGCCGACTGTCTCGGTCAGCCGAAGAACTTGGATATAGCTCCGGTGAGTTGTGGAAAGTCACCACCGCTGTAAACCAATCCTTTATCGTGTCGGGTGCTTCTGCTCAAGAAGCTGCCTCTGCGACTTTGCAGTTATCTCAGGGTATTGCTTCTGGAACGCTACGAGGCGAAGAACTTAACTCAGTAATGGAGAACTCGCCCCGCCTAGCCAAAGCCTTGGCAGACGGAATGGGCATTGCTCGTGGAGAATTGCGCGAGCTTGGTTCTCAGGGAAAGATAACAGGTCAGGAAGTTGTAGACGCTTTGCTTAAAATGTCTAAGGAGATAGACGAAGACTTTAAGCGAATGCCGATGACCGTAGCCCGCTCAATGAACAAAGTTCAAAACGAGCTTATGGCTGTATTCGGTGCGTTAGATACAACTGATCTTATTGGAACGGTTGATGATCTGGCCATAAAGTTACAAGACCCTGCAACAATAAAAGCTGTTCAAGACTTGGCTAACGGGATGATTAGGTTTTCGAGTGCTTTGATTACTGTTGCATCATCTTTCGCTGGGTGGTCAAGGGATTTTGGTGAGTTCTTAGCACAGCTAGCTGGCTATAACGACTATACTAGCGGGACTATGGATGAGCTTGCCGCGAGAACCGTTGAAATAGAGGCGGCACTAAATAAACTTAAAGAGACTGCAATTAGCGAATGGTGGTACGAGAATAATCTCCAAACTAGAGCGTTAAAAGAAGAACTGACAGCTATAAATAATGTTCTTGGTTTAACCAGCCTTGAAGTTGTTAAGGCGGGAGGTAAGTGGGTTGCGGCAAAGCAAGTTATAGCGGGTGTAATCCCACAGATTCAAGAACTCGATAATGTCTATGACGGTTTTAGAATGCGTATGGGAGTAACACTACCAATCGCACCACTCCGCGATGCGAAGGCCAATGACGATCAGCTTAGAGTTTTTAGACTGCTGATAAAAGAATCGGGTAAACTGGCTGACGCTAAAAGAGAGGTTGTAGACAAGACTGCTGACCTTATTGAAGCGGGAAAGTTAGAAATAGAAATTCTAAAAGCCACTGGCTCTGCGCTTGTAGCTTTGCAGCGTGAACAGGCTGGAAATACTGCGGCAGCAAAGGCTCAAAAAGGTGCGACAGAAGAACAGACAGAAGCATTACGCCAGCAAGGTCTTGAAGTTTTCGATCAGACCCGCAAACAAGCTCACAAAGATTTAATGCGTTCTTATGAGCAAGAAGTAGCAATTCTAAAGTTGACCACTGGCGAAAAAAAGAATGAGACAGCCGCTATCAGGAAGCTACAGTTAGAGCAGGAGATTTCTAACATATTGCGGGATAATAGCTATGACGCATTGAGTGACGAAGGCATTCAACTGGCTAATGTAATAAGGCTGAAGGCTGAAGAAACTGACCGCGTTGAACTTTTGGGTGAAGCCCTAGTTGAAACAACGGATTCCGTAGAAGGACAAACAGCGGCTTTAAGAGAACAAGAGCAAGCTATAAACCCGTGGCAAAACGCTTTGACTGGTGCGGTAGAATCCATTGACGCTGCGTTTGTCAAACTGTGGCAGGGTGCTTTTGAAGGTTTTGACGATTTCGCAAAGAATTTAAAAGATGCGTTTATCAAGCTACTCGCAACTCTCGCAAACGAGGCAATAACCCGCCCAATAGTTATGACTATTGCCGGAGCCTTTTCTTCTGACGGTAGTGGCGGTGGAGGTATAGCTGGTTCGGCTGGCGGTGCTAATTGGGGCGCACTTGGAAGTGTAGCGAGTTACGCAAAAGGTGCTTATCAAGGACTTGTGTCGGGAGAAGGCTTCGGTGCGCTTGTTCCTTCATGGGCAAGTTCTGGAGCCAGTTATGCAAATACAGTTGTTCAGGGTTATCAGCAAAGTGGGTTTAACGGGGCTTTTAACGCTGCTAGTGTCGGTTCTACTGGAATTGAAGGACTGAATTACGCTGTTGCTGGTGACGGAGGAGCAAACCTAGCCGCAGCATCGCAGCCGGGAATAGATTGGACTAATGTAGGATTGAGCATGGCGGCAAGTTTTGCTGGTGCTTATGTAGGCCGACAAGTATTCCAGAACGAAGGCACAACAGGAATAGGCGCAGGAGCCGGAGGAATAGCTGGTGGTATAATTGGCGGTGTGCCGGGGGCGGCTATAGGCGCGTTTCTTGGCGAAGGTCTGGAGAAAGTTTTAGGCGATATATTCGGATTTGGGGGAAAAGAAAGCCACAACAGGGTATATCAAGACCTTGATTTGAGGGCTGACCCAGAAGATCGGGGAGGTTCCTATTACACAGACAAGGGACACCACAAGCCACAGCAAGATGCTGTGGATGCTTATTCCGAAATGATTTTTGCCTTTTCTGACATGATAGGCGGTTCTGATTACTCAGGGCAAGTATCGGTCAGTGCTAGGGATGGATTCAATCTTGACGGGCAAGACTACGAAGATACCGACCAGATGACTCAAGTGTTGTTTAAAAATATTCTTGCAGGGGCAAGCCACCTTGACGCAAATTTAAAAGACTTGTTAATGTCCTTTGATGGGACAGCAGATGAAACGGCAACTTATGCAGCTACCCTTATGGCTATTTTTGGCGAAGATGGCGAAGTAAGCGACATGCTTCACGGGTTAATTGCAGGTTTTGATGGTGCAACCGATGAGCTTCTTCCTTATGTTGCTGCTGTTTCAAGTTTAAATGCGATGTTTGAGACTGATATTATAGGTCTTGCGATGGAAAATATTACCGAGCAAGCCCGAATAGCAGGGATGACAATGACTGATGTGTATGCCGCGCAGTCAGAAGAAGTTGCAATTTTAGCTGGAGAATTTGATGGCTCTACTGCATCTCTTACTGAGCTAACCGGAAGATTTGCCGAAAATAGAGCCATAGCTTACGAGCTAGTCACGGCTTTAATCTTGACAAAAGATGCTATGGCGGGATTGACCGAAGGAAGCGCAGACTATTTCCGAACAGCAGTAATGAGTGAAGAACAACTGTTGAAAAAACGGCTGATTGATCTAGGTACGCTAGAGAAGGAGCTTTCAGAAGCAACCTCTCCCGAAGAAATAGATCGGATAATGAAAGAGTACACATCTCTTTCCAAGACTATATTTGACAGCTTAAAAGGCGATTTTGAGGGTGCAGAGCTAAAATCGTTTGGTGAGGCGTTTGCGGTCAACGCGGAGAGAATCGGGGGGATTGCCGAGGAGCAACTAACCAAGTCTATTGACGCTATAGAAACGCATCAGGACGGTCAGAACACCAACATAGAAGGATTGCTTATTTCTATTGGTGAACAGAATATTGATTTAAACACTATATTGACGGGTCTTGGAATAAGCACTACAGACCTTGCAACTATTGCAGCAAGCACTGAGAAGATTACAACTGCAACCGTAGCGGCAGAAGAAGCGGCAGCGGCTAGTCTGAAGGCGGCCACTACAGCATTTACTACAGCGGTTGGTGTCTTTGCAGCTAACAGTGATGTTACGGTTACGGTTGATGTTGACGGCGGGAATGTAACAGGATGACAAGAACAACAAACTCAGGAGTACAGGCGGAGATAGCGAAAATTGCTACGATGCCTTTTCACATAGCAAAAATAGAGTTTGCTAGTCAGACCTCTTTTGTTTCAGAGGGGCCGGAAGTTACTTTTGGCGGGAATGCTTACCTAGACAGTAGCTTATCTGTAGGTACTATAAAATATGGAACCGCTGGTTTTGAAAGAGCAGATATTGCTCTTTTAGATTACTCTAACGGGATTATATCTGTTTACTTGCAGAACAAAGTTCTTGATGTACCCTGTACCCTGTACTTAGTCTATAGGGATTCTGCTGGGGCTTTCACAACCCCCGTAATGCTTGCTCAAGGTGTTCTTGAACCTGATAGAATATCCGGCTCAGAAGTATCTCTAACGCTTCTGCCAAAATCAGAGCTTAGTAGCTTTTACCCCACGGTGTACTTTAACGAAGACAACGGGGCTACTCACTTAGCTAAATCTGGGACTATCGTTGAATGGGGCGATGAGAAATTTGAACTGGTGAATTAGTATGCTTTATCCTATAAATTTGCCTCAAGTTATAGGCAGCAGTTTTAACGAAGAAAGCGGGGCTGTCGTAAGCCGATCAATTAATGGTAGGCCAAGAATAAGAAACAATTTCTCGCAGGTTTGGAGAACGGGTACTATTGTTCACGAGTTGAGCCAATCTGAGCTAGACTCTTTGATGACGTTTTATAATGACAACAAATCCATAGCTTTTACATTCACTTATCAAGCTGACAATGTGACGTATAGTTGTCAGTTTGAAAAAGCCCCACAAGCAAAACCCGTTCTTGGTGGAAGGTATGATGTTTCTGTCTTCATAATTGAGGTGGTTTAATAATGGCTACTTTCAAGTACAAAAACGCTTCAGGTCAATATGTAACGATGAATTATCGTGACAGAACCCCAAAAGCATCTGTCAGCACTGTAAACGCGGTAGCAGAGGCCAGCAAAAGTATACGCAAGGAAACAATTCTTTCTTCTAATGATATTGCTCCCGTTGTTTTTGGCAGAGATAGGTTTTTCGCAAAGCCGTGGAATGCCTTTGCGAAAGACGATATTTTATATGTCCCTTATCTTGTAGCTTGGGGAGGCCCACCACAGGGCGATTATCTTGGCGGGTCTGGAGCTAGAGGAATATCTGCGTACAACAATGTTTACGTAGACGGTGTTGATATAAACGAGACAGACGGTTTCATAGATTCTGGCGGAGAAATAGAATATCACTATGGAAGAAATGGAGTAAACCAGCCTCTCTCAACTTTTCTTGCAGAGGCAGTAACGGGATTTACAAACAGATATGATGGCTTTGCCTACATTGTTTTAAAAGTTCCTGTAGGAATCTCGAATGGATTTCCTAGAGTTGAAGTAGACATAGATGGACTCAAGATAAGAAGAAGGTCTGCTAATTACCCTTTTGTAGAAACGGGAGCAACCCCTAGCGGAACTAATCTTGTTCCAAATTCAGCTAATCCTATGTTGTGGACTGTACAGAATGGAGCGACACACCAAGACACAGGAAACAATATTGGCTTCTTTCAAGAAACTACTGTAACTAGCGGAGGCTCAACTGGCGCAAAAACTAGGATTATAGCGGGAGCCACTGTAGGTGCTTTTTTCTATGGCATAACGATTTATTATAAGGCCGGAACTTCAGGGAAAGTTCGATTTCAAGTTCTCAATCAAACCAAAAACGTATCATCTATTATTTCAGGAGATATTGGTTCATTGCCTACACAGGGAACTAACCCAACTACTTCGGGAACTTTTACTGTTTTATCCGATCATTCCTTGGGGGCTTACCGTGTTTTTAGGGCAGTTTATACTCCCCTTTCTTATCTCGATACCGTCTATTTTTATATGGGGCCGCAAAGTTCTGTTTCGGGTGAAAATGTTTTTGTCTATGGCGCACAAGTAGATAATATTACCTATAATTTTTTTGCAGTACCCGTCTTTACCGACAACCCTATTGATATTCACGCACATCTTTTAGAGCAATCTGGCAGCACACTAGATGCTAATTCTGTTCAAGAGGCATCGAGCTGGAACAATGAAGTTCTTCCTTATAGCACTAGCCCCCGGCGATCAATGGGATTTACTATTGATAGCGTAGGGAAAATTTCGAGTATTCTTGAATTTTTTAGGGCATACACTGGCTGCTCTTTGACTTACGATGGCGGAGTAGTCTACTACTTAAAGCAAGAGGCGCGGGTTACTTCACACACGTTTAATGATAACCATGTTGAAAGGATAAACATAGGTAAGTCTAAATCAAAAGAAGTTCCCACTAGGTATGTTGTTTCTTATACAGACAAAGAAAATGATTTTGCAGTCGAAGAAGCGATAGTCGTTAACCCCGACTCTACCTTGCCAGTTAGGATTTCAAAGATTTCTTTCCTTGGTTGCAACAATTTTGAGTTTGCAAAAAGGGAAGCCGTAGAAAGATATAACAGAAGCACTCTTTCGGATTTAAGAGTGAATGTTCAACTATTCGATGAGGGAATTGAAGTTTTAGTCGGGGAAGTTTGCTCGATAACCTATTCCGACATACTTACTAATAAGCTGATGGAGGTTGTTTCTGTTTCTGAGAGGTCGGCGGGTTATTGGAACGTGGAACTTGAAGAATACGACCCCTTGTTCTTTTCTACTGACGTTGAAAGCAGCCCTTCCTTCCCAGACACCCAGCTTCCTGTTCACGCACCGCCCCCAGCAGTAACGGGTTTGACGGTATCCGAGGAAATATACCAAAGGAAAAACGGTGAGTACGACAATAGATTCCGCATCAATTGGACAAAATCTATTTCTGCCTACACTAGAAACTATGTTGTCAGGGTTAAAAAAGGCGGAGTGGTTATTGCTTCAATTAGCGAGACAGGCTTAGAAACTGCCTACGGCCCGTTAGAAGAAGATGTGCCTTACCAGATTGAGGTTGTCGCGGTAACGTCTTTATACGAAGGGGCTGTTGCCTCTGTCATTGCAACTCCAAATGGTAAAACAATCCCACCTTTGCCCGTAACAGTTTTTGACGTTTTTGAGGTTGGTGGTCAAGTTAGGCTTTCTTGGGGGGCAGCGGTTGACTTGGATATTGTTGATTATGAGATTCAATATGGGCCAGCAAATGTTGTTTGGGATGACGACCCCGCATCAGCACAAATCTTAAACAGGGTATCCTCTTTACGCTATGTCACGAATGACATACCAATTGGCACTTACGATTTTATGATAAAGCCAAGAGATTCCGTTGGGCTGTATCCAACCACAGGGGGAGATGACGGGGTTGGTACAAAAAGAGTTAACTCAGTTGAAGTGACACTAGACGAGAAAAGTTTGCTTGTTGGAAGCGGAACATACCCCGACCTCACAACAGATGATCTTCTAGTACACAGAACAAAAGAGGTTCGGTGCAGCACTTTTGAAATAATCTACACGAATACTTCCAGTCAGACTTGGACTGCTTTATTTGGAGGCAGTCAGTTGCCCGCAGCAGGGGCCATTGCTTCTAAGCAAGCTGTCCCAACCTCAAACTTCCGGCATAGTAGTGCTGTAGTCACTTTCGCTACTGACATTTCTGGTAACTGGAGGTCAACACATGACGCTACTGTTTACGGCGGGACTGTGGCAACTAAGCAGGGATTGAAGCTATCTGCCGCTGCTTCCTTTACCCTTTACGATGCTGCTTCTGTGCAAACAAAGGCGAGGAATACTTTCCAGCAGTACGTGGGATTGGGTCTTGTAAGAATAGACTTGTCCAAGCAGATATATAGAGTTGATGCTGTTACAAGAAATGAAACGAAGTCGGACGAAGCTGCTATTGGCGGGAAAACGGTTGAGCTAGAAGGAAGCTATAGTGCTTTTAAAGTTATAACCGCCACACCAATAGGGAACGGTGCGCTTGCTGCTTACTGCGTCATTGATGCGGTAGATTTTACTGCTACACCAAACACGTTTGATGTATATATGTTCGACCCAGCGGGAGTGCAGCTCTCTGGTGACGGTTTTGTTTGGAGGTTTGAAGGTGTATAACTATTTTAAGGCTCATTTTCCGATAGCCGATCAAACTGGCACAGACTTGGTTCTTGACACGAAGAACAGCCTTCATGCTTTGCGGGATGCTATCACTGTTGATGCTATGTATGGCTGGAACTATACAAACAGCGCGGCAATGAACCCAGCAGAAGGCACTTATTCTCAGCCTGACTTTTATAATTGGTATAAGTCGATAGACGGAGTTATACACACAATAAGAGCCACCGTAACAAGTTGGGGTACTTACGGGGCTTCAATTATAGTTTGGACTTATTCCTCAAACGGAATTGCGCTTGCTATTGGAACAGAGACTACTACTTGGGACGCTAACGGCAATTTTATACAGTCTGCTTGGAGTGGAAGCCCCACGATAGAGTTGTTTGAAAGAGAGAAGCCTGTTGTTGGGGATGCCTTCCTGCAAACAATAGATTATATACGGGAAAATCTTTTAGCTGTCCGAGATGATTTGATCGGAACTGCTGGGCATGGCTACAAGTATTATTATACTGTTGGTAACGGTTCAGCTCAAATGCCGCAAAATTTGTTTTGGTCTGACTTATCCAAGCCAACGGCAAGCCGCCCGATAATGAAAGGTGTTATTGTTTATGATAGTAATGAGAGTGTAACTTCTATTTCTTGGGTTACATCAAATAATGGCGGCAGTTTATATTACAATGTAGGCACAATAAATTTTGTTTATACCTCAGAGGGTTATTGCTCAACAGCAATCTGGTCAACCCCCGCTAACTATACTCAGTTTGAAGATAACAGACCCATTATTACTGAATCAGATGCGGATAACATAATTGTAGATATTAAAAATAATCTCAACGCTTTGCATGATGGCGCGATAATGAATATTATGCCGTTTTGGAATTACAGTAGGCATTTCGGGACAGCCTCAAATCCATACTCAGAGAGATATACTAAAGGGGCGTTACAGCTTGAGATAATAAACACCTACGGTGCTTCTGGCCCGTCAATTAACTGCCCAACACAAAGAACTTACAGTTATTCTACAGATAGTGGCTCTACTAGATTTATATATGGCAGAGCTGTTATAAACTATGGGGATGACGGGATTGTTTCTACAACAACATGGCACTTGAGTTAACACAGGAGTATAGAAGATGAGCCTTGGCCCATTTGCAGGAATAACAGGCAGCTTAAAGACTTTACGCGATACAGTTGTTGCGGGTTTTACGGCTAATGCTACACAGCTAGACGCGACTATATTAAGTCGAGCCGCAGAAAACACTGTGGCAAAAGCCGCTGAATTAGCGGCAGTCAAAGCTCAAACAGATACTATCCCCACAATAAGTACTAATGCGTTAGCTGCGACCCGAAAAGAAACAGAATTTCTCTCTGGTGGTGCGAGTACCTTCACTGTTCCTTCGGGTGTAAACATGGTCTACGTTACTATGATTTCTGGAGGTGGTGGAGGTGGTGGAGGGACAATGAGATCAAGTGGTTCCAGTAAGGGGTATGGTGGAGGTGGTGGTGGAGGTGCTGGCTCAATAGCAATGAGAGTCCCATTAGCAGTCACGCCTCTTGCTACAATCGCTGTTTTTGTTGGTAGTGGCGGTTCTGGAGGCGCGGGTGGTGATGCCCCAAGCGGTACTACTTATAACTCGTACCGATCTGGGGATGACGGTAATGGGGGAACAGACACCTATGTTGAAGGCGGGACTCATAGCATAACTCTTAGAACTGTAGGAGGAAAAGGAGGGTTGCGGGGTGCGATAGGTACGACCGAATCCGTCAATTCCGCTGGACAAAGCAAGGGAGGCGGACAGGTCAATACCGCTGCGTTCTGGGGTAATCAGCCCTGCTATGGGCCGGGTTCCGCTGGAGGCAATGGAGGCACTCAACTACCCGCCATAACCTCCAGACCGAATGGGCAGAACCCATCCGGTTCGCTTGATTATTACGGAAGAAGCGGAGCCAATAAGGGGTCAACGGCAGGAGGCAGTTTTACTTATGGTGGAGGTGGAGGTGGAGGCGGTCATGGGTATCGAGGTGATGGTGGAACAGGAGGCGCGTCAGGAACGTCAGTAGGGGGGAATGGCGGAGCCGCGCCTACTCATACGGGAGCAGGTGGAGGAGGCGGTTCCAGTACACAAACAAACACCAGCAACGCCAGCACCACATACGCTTGCGGGAGTGGAGGTGCTGGCGGCAGCGGTTACGTGCTAATCGAATACTAGGAGATAAAAAATGATTACATACGCAAGTATAGAAAACGGCAAAGTAATCGGTATTTATGCTTTTGCAAGTACCGAAGTAATTGGCCCCGATAAAGGAACTTTTGTTGATGTAACCAGCCAGCCTGAAGTGCAAGTTGGATGGATTTATTTATCCGGAGATTCTTTTGAAGCTCCTCCAGAAATTGACATCATCTATAATCCTGTAATTACTACTGTAGATTTTGTAGAGTTATTCAC